TGAAGCAGGAATATCTTTATGTTTTTGTATACAAAAGTAGGAGTTTAGGTAAATGTCTTCAATGTTAACACAAGCTATAGTCGACGCGAAAGCGCTTAAGGAAGCTGCAATCAAGAATGCAGAAAACTTGGTTATTGAAAAGTACGCTAGCGAAATCAAGGAGGCGGTTAACTCCCTCTTAGATGAGGCACCTGGCGACGAGGTTTTCGACGAAGACCCTTTGGGTTTGAACGCTGCAGAGGCAGTGGATCCAATGGAAGATCCTATGGGAGAGACACCTGCAGGAGAGCAAACTCCACTAGACTCGGTAGCTGAAGAGCTTCCGGATTCTTTTAAAGCCGCTGAAGGCGGACAGATAGAGATAAATCTAGATCAGCTCTCTGCAGAGGTAACTCAGGCAATGGGAGAGATGGCGGCACACGAAGAGGCAGCTGAAGATATGGCTGCAGCACCGTTACAAGAGCCCCCCTCCGGACAGCCAACCGCCCCTGCTCCAGCTGCCCCAATGGCAGAAAACGCAGAAGAAGAGGTTAATGAGTCTGACGATGAAGAAATAACCGAAGACGAAGAGATTGACATCGATGAAAACAATCTCTTGGACATCTTAGAGAAGATGATAGTCGACACGGCACCAACCAAGTCTGGCTGGATGAACCGATCAGACGAAGAGCTGCAGCACGAAGAGAACTTAGCTTTGGCAGCTGCAGCCGCTGAATGTACAGAAGAAGAAGTCAGCGAAGAAAACGAAGCTCTTAGTTCTGAGTTATCAGAGACTAAGAGAGAAAACAAGATTCTAGCAAGTGCGGGTGTCAAACTCCAAAATGAGAATGAGAAATTCCGCACAGCTGTTATTGACTTGAAAGAGTCACTGGAGAGGACAAACCTTTCCAACGCAAAATTACTTTACATCAATCAGACATTGACAAATGCCTCCCTGAATGAGCGACAAAAGCAAAGAATTGTCGAAGCCATTTCCGCGACTGAAACAGTAAAGGAAGCGAAGGTTATTTTTGAAACACTTCAAGGCACAGTGGGAACACTTTCGAACTCGAAAGTATCTGCTCCGCAATCACTGAGCGAAGCCGTTAGCAGGAAACCTTCATTAATGGTAGCTGCTGGTAGAAAGCAGCAAACGACAAACAACAATAGTCCAGCCTTTGATAGAATGCAGAGACTGGCAGGTATTAAAAATTAAAATTTATTTAGGAGGTACAGAATAATGTCTGTTTTACAAAAACTTACAGAAGGTATCATCCACCGTGACGTCTCTAAAGAGGGCGCCGCACTCCTCGAAAAATGGGAGAAGACAGGACTCCTCGAAGGACTCGGTGATGATAGAAAAAAGAATACAATGGCGGTTCTCCTTGAGAACCAAGCAAAGGAGCTTCTTCGTGAAGCATCCGCAATGGGAGCAGGTGACGTCGAAGGTTTCGCCGCAGTTGCTTTCCCAATCGTTCGCCGCGTTTTCGGTGGATTGATAGCAAACGATTTAGTCTCGGTTCAGCCGATGAGCTTGCCCTCGGGCCTCATCTTCTTCCTTGACTTCACACATACCAACACCCGCTCCGGCATGACAGCAGGCGAGTCGTTATACGGTGGTAACGTTGTAGCGAGCGGCCTCATCGGCGGCGTCGATCTTGATAGCGGCATGGCATCCAACGGCCCAGGCGGCTTTTATAACTTGGGTACTGGCTACAGTTCGCCAACTGGCTCAATCGTTACGTCTGGTACTGACGCTGATCACGCCACTGCCGGTGGTTTGGTTATCGAAGCTATCCAGGTAGCTACGAAGTTAGTTAGCGCTCTTTCGGAAGCGGAAAAGAAGCTGATGAGATTCGATCCGGATATCTTGGCTAATCCAACTGATACAATTGCAATTGTTGATACTGATTTCGCAAAAGCTGATCAGCTTGATCAAAGTGCACTTTCAGCCATTGATCTTGGCGAGGGTTTGACAATCCTATCGATCGACAACGCCACGGCGGCGACAACACTTGTAGCTAATACCCGCTGTGTTAGAAGGTTAACAACCCTCGTTGATTCGGACACCATCCGATTCGTGCTTGTTAACTCGGCAGGTACGGCAATTACTCATGCCCTCAACGCCACCACGCTCATAGTTGGCGACGCACTTGGTTGTGTTTCATACCCAATGACTGATGACTTCGGTGGCTCTGGCGCCATCGGTGCAGTTGTCGGACAGGACGTGTGGGGACTTGAAGAGGCATCTAACTCTGCCGGCTCCGGCCCTGCTGGCGGCGCACACGACGTCATCCCTGAGATAGATATCAAGGTTGACAGCATCGCTGTTACCGCACAGACAAAGAAACTCAAGGCTAAGTGGACACCTGAATTGGGACAAGATCTCAATGCATACCACAACCTTGACGCAGAGGTTGAATTGACTGGTATCCTTTCGGAGCAGATTGCTCTCGAAATCGATCAGGAGATTCTCTCCGCTCTTGTTAACGGTGCAACTGCCGGCACTCGCCACTGGAGCCGCGCTCCTGGCTTGTTCGTCGACAGTAACGGTGCTGAGCTTGGTGCTTCCTCTGCAGCTCCTGACTTCACTGGTACAGTAAGTGAGTGGTATGAGACACTCATTGAAACTATTAATGACGTCAGCGCTCAGATTCACCGTAAGACACTTCGCGGCGGCGCAAACTTCGTTGTTTGCTCCCCCGAGGTTGCTAACATCCTTGAGTTCACAAGTGGATTCCGCGCTAGCGTGACAGCAGATTCGGATAGGGGCAGCATTGGCGCTCACAAGTCCGGTTCGCTCTCGAAGAAGTTCGACGTTATGGTTGATCCTTACTTCCCGCGCAACGTGGTTCTCGTTGGTAGAAAGGGTGGCTCGTTCCTTGAGAGTGGTTTTGTGTACGCTCCGTACGTACCACTGCAGGTGACACCCACCATCTTCGGTACCGAAGACTTCGTGCCTCGTAAGGGCGTGATGACTCGTTATGCTAAGAAGATGGTTCGTCCTGATATGTACGGTTTAGTTATCGTTCGTGGTCTCTTAGGCGAAGAGGGTTCTAGCTAAGATTTGACTTAAGTTAGCATTTAGCAAAAGATTCAGCCCCACCATTTATTTGGTGGGGCTTTTCTTTTGTTTAAAAACTAGTTACTATAACTTTGAATAACCTCCTGGGTCGTAATGCCACTGGCCCTTGAAGAGATATAACCGAGGTGGCTTGTTATATTTCGTGGAAGTTCTTGGTTACGTAACCATAAAACAAAATATAGGAGGAATATATTATGGGAAGTAGAAGAATGGGACGCAAGAGATTATATGCGCTGGACAAAAAGGGGCAGACAAATCCAAATGCAGCCGCAGTTGGCATGGCAGATGCAGTTGTCTCCAACACGGTTCGAAGAGAGGGACAGAAGATTGTAACTGAAATTTGTCTTGACCTAGGAACCTCGAAAGCGGCTATCGCTTCGGGTAGCGCTGATCTCGATATTATTGGAGTCGCGACTCTGGTCTCGCACCTTGGCCAATTAACAGCAGCAGTTAATGGATATATAACAAACATTTCAATGGTGTGTACAGAAGTGCCAGCAACCGGGGCCGACGATATTGATTTGTATGTTGCAACCGAAGCTACTGGTGTTATGGACGCCTTGGTCACCGATCTCACCGAGACTGTGCTAGTCACAAAAGCCGCCGCCTGGGCCGCCGGACAGGAAGATCACTTTGTGACTTCTTTTGCATCGGATGGCACTCCCCGAGACTTGGGCCTTGAAGATAAGTATCTTTATCTCTGTAACGGTGAAGCCGTCGCTGGCACCTATAGTGCTGGTAAACTTGTAATCACCATCGAGGGGATAGCCCCGGTTGACAGCATTTAAACCATAAGCGGAGGTACTTAATATGTCTATTGGAAAGATGGCGGCGATTGTTTTAGCTCGAAGAAGGGGGGCTAAGTCAAAGCCAAAGCCTGCCCCTAAAAAGGCAGCACCAAAGGTTGAAGCACCACCGGCCGCCAAGCCGAAGGTTGAAGAAGCCAAAGAAGAGTAAAACCTTCACGCCCCCCTGCAAAGGGGGGCTTTTTCTAGTTTAAAGAAGAGGAGTTAAGTTTAAATGGGCAAACGCAAAAAGAGACTTACTATGGCAAAATATGCCAAGAAGTATGCCAAGAAGAGAGCAGCGATAGCTGCAAAAACAAACACAGACAATAATGTCGAGACTACAATACCAAAGGCTGTCGCGACAGGTAACGAAGAAATCGAATTGGTTGTCGAAACCAAAGAGAACGTTGACACAACTGAGGACGTAGATGTCAACTCCGACACTAACGAAGACACAAACACTGATACCAACACAAACACTGATGATATCGAAACAAACAATGATGATACCAACACAAACAATGATGATATCGAAACAAGCGAAACAGTTGCGACAGAAGAGGTTGTAAACACAGATGTAGCTACAACCAACGAAGAATCAGTTATGAACGATGTTACAAATATAACTGTAACCGCGACTAAAAAAGCGAAGAAAACCACTTCTAGAACTCGCAGAAAGAAGAAAACCACCACCACTTAGTAGATGAACCCGCTTTTCTTTTAGCTCTGAACTAATTAAGATTGACACACTTTAAGCTAGAAGAGGATTCTTGAATGTCTTACCCAACATTAACGCCAGCCAGCACCGTCAGCGCAATAGTGTTGACGTCTACCGGATCGGCGGCTCTTGTCGACGCGGCGTTACCATATAGGGTTTATTCGAATGAGTCCTCCCCACTTTATTCTTCTGACTTTTTATCAGGCGCAGTAGAACAGGTATCGTATGTTTTCAAAAAGCTTGGCGGAGACGTTTTAGACATAGAACTAACGCCTGGCAACGTATATGCATCATACGAGGAAGCGTGCTTAGAGTATTCGTACATTGTTAACATACACCAGGCGTCAAACTTGCTTTCTAACGCCCTGGGAGCCTCTACAGGCTCGTTCGATCACAAGGGGCACATCAAGGAGACAACACCGGGAAACACGCCCTTAGCAACCGTTAGCGGCTCTCATGTCGCACTTAAGTATCCCAAGTTTGACTATGGTTTTTCCAGAAGAGCTGCAGAGGGAGTATCAGCTGAAATAGGGTTGGCTAGTTCAACTCAGTACTCTGGCTCCTTTGATGTTCTTGCCGACAAGCAAGACTATGACTTACAAGCGATATTTGCTGCAGCAACAGACGTACCATATGAGGGAAAGATATTAGACAGGAAGATACTCGTTAAGAAAGTGTTTTACAAAACCCCACACGCAATGTGGAGGTTTTACGGATACTATGGTGGTTTAAACGTTGTGGGCAACCTTCACAACTATGGGCAGTTTTCTGATGACTCTTCGTTCCAATTGGTGCCAACGTGGCAGAACAAGTCACAGGCACTTGCCTTTGAAGATGCAATATACACGAGGATGTCTCACTTCTCATATGAATTACATAATAACAAGCTAAGACTATACCCGATACCTGTAAATTATAGTCCTACTAAGATGTGGGTTGAATTCTCAATCCCCTCTGATGCATGGACTGACGATGCCAACGGGGATACCCGAATTGATGGCGTCAATAATATGAACACCCTCCCACTGGCTAACCTACCCTTCGATAATATCAACTCGATAGGAAAGCAGTGGATCCGCCGCTTCGCTCTTGCTTTAAGCAAAGAGATATTGGGGCAGATTAGAAGCAAA